ATGCTTCTCTTTGCCATAAACTTCCAGTAGTTGTTGGTCCACTTGTAAATAATCCAAATTCACTTAATGTTAAACCAGACATTTCTATTGAATTCCAATCTGCTTGGAATGTAACCTTTCTCACAGTATCAAAGTTTGGACTTCCAGTAATTATATTTCTATCTGTTTCACCTAATAAAACTAAATTTGTAACACTTGCAGTACCACTTCCACTACCAATACCTATAGAACTTATATAATTATTTGAAATATCACTTCCTAATGCCCACGCAACTGATTGTCTTCCCCAATTTGTAAAAACCATTTTAACCTCCTTTTAAATTTCATTAGTAATATCCTCCAGATTGTAATGTTATCCAACCAGTAACAGCACTTCCTAATGGACTTCCAGCAAGTACTGCCTGGTCTGTTCCACTTGCTAAATGAAATGGAGATGTAGCAGGTATAAACCCTGTTGAATATAAGTGTCCAACACTTCCAGTCATTTGATTTGTTCTTACTTCCCAATAACTACCTACAACTTGAACAGTATCATTTGCATATTGTACTCTAGGTAAAACATCTGCTTCTAGTCTATCAAAACCTTCTAACTTATTAACTCTATTTTTTAAATTAACTATTTCATCTGTAACATCAATAATCTTATTATCTAATCTTAGTTTAATTACTTTTTCTGATTGAATTGTATTCTTATTAAATGTATAAGTTGCATCTAATATTCCTACTGTATCATTTATTCCAAAGTCTGATAATACTACATTTACAGTATCACTTGGTGTTATAGAGAACCATCCCTTAATACTTGACTCCATACCCTTTAATGGATTTGATTTTGATAATTCTGCTTTAAGTGTAATGTTTGCTGTAGTTGGGTCTTTAATTGAAGTATCATCAATTATTTTAGTTTTTGGTCCATATAAATTAATTGAGCTTGTATTTTCTCCATATCTAACTATTGGAACTGACCTATCATATACTATTAAACCAGATTGGGTTGTTCCTGATGCTGGAATTGAACTATAACCAATTGATGTTCCTGATTGAAATATAATCTTTTTATCTTCATAATTAACTAAATAATCTGGTCCACTTTCGGCTAAAGCCATTTGATAAATAGCCCCTTTTTGTATTACACCAAGAACTGTTAAATTAGTATTATGTGGTTTATATATTAAAGGATAAGCAGAACCACCATCAAAACTTAAATCTTCCTGATAACCAGTTAATTGCCTGTCACCATATACCCAAACCTTATTAGCAAATCCTTCTCTTGAATTATTAAATCTTAAATCAACCATATTTGTATTGTCTATAGTAATGCCTGAGCTATTTATTTCTGCTTTCTCAAAATGTAAGTCTTTATCTGCATCTACATAAAAAACACATCCTGCTAATTTTGCTAATTTCTTTAATGCTTCATAAACTGTATCGTGACTAAATGAAACTCTTGGTGGAGTTGTATCTGTAGTACTTACATTAGTATAAGTTATATTTGAAACTTCATTATCTATTATATTTTTAACAATAGTACTTACTTCTGAATCAGTATAAACTATTGGTCTTACTGTCACATCTTGAAGTCTTGCAGTAAAATCTCTACCTGTTAAAGTAACTGATTGAGTATTTTCATTTCCAGAGAAACTTATCTTTTCTAGTATTCCTGTTAGTAATTTAGTTGTTGCATCTGTATCATCTGCATAAATAACAACTTCATCTCCTACTATAAAATCATCATCATGTCTTCCAAATGGACTAGGTAAAGTTATACTAAAATTAGAAACTGCAGAATAATTAGACATTGATTTAGAAACTCTCATATTTATATAATCATCATATTCTGTTCCATCTACTGTTAATTTTGTATAAATCATATTGATATTTTATTACTTAATTCCTCCTTTAATGCTTTACTTATATCTTCTGGGTCTAGTCCATATATTGCTCCGATAGTAATACTCATTCCCATTCCTCCTGGGTTCTTAGTTGCAAATATTGTATCCTTTGGGTCGGTTTCAATCACTTCTCCATTAGGTCTTATGATTGCATCACCTACTTGTCTTACTCCGCCTCCACCTGCTGTTGTATAAGTTGAGAAGAATCCACCTTTTTTCTCTGAGCCTCCTGCATCATCTAGTTTTTTCTTTGCTTTTACTGCTGCCTTATATTTTGATATTAATTTATCTGTTTTCTCTATTAATTCTTTAATTGATTCAGCTTCCATATCATAACCTACTTCTTTCTCTGCTTGACCTTCTGAAAATACATCTGTTAATGTCTTAGTTGCTGTCTGGACATCTCCAATCTTTATTCTTATTTCTTCTTGTTTTGCTCTTTCTGCATCAAGTTGTTCAAACTTTTGTTCCTCATTAATTTTAAAGTTTTCAAAATTAACTGATTCTAACTCACCAATATTCTCAAGGTTTATAGCATTGTCTGCTTGCTGAATTTCTCTTGCATTATCATACGCTTGTTGTTCTAATCTTAATTCTTTTAATCTAGTTTCTTCCTTTTCAAGTGTTTCTTCTACATCTTCTCCTCTTAATTCTCTTAACTCTAATAATCTTATAACTTCTTTCTGTTCAGCAATAGCTTTAGTTCCACCTCTCTCACCTTCAAATGTTGCATCCTTAATATTTAATAAAGAATCAATAAGTTGTTCTGCTGCCTTATTTGAGGCTGATAGTTCTTCTGTTAGTGTTCTCTCATAGTTTGTTAATTGCACTACTGCTTCTGATACTTCATCATAAGCACCTTCAACACCAGCCATCTGGTCAATTTCTTTCTTTCTATATTCTTCTGCTATTGCTGCCTGGTCAAAACTATCTGCAATAGAGAGTAAATATAAACCTACTTTCTGTTTTAGATTTGTCCAGCTTGAAGCTAATCTCTGTAATTGTTCATCATGTGTTTCTTCTAAAAATATTTGTGCTTGTAATAGTCCTTGACTTTCTTTTAAGATACCATTAGTAATAGCCATCTTTTGCTCTGTGTTTGTTAGCTCTCTACCAACTATTCCCATAGTGTCTGCATATTCTTTATAGGTGCTATCTAAATCCAAGATGATACCTAAATTGTCAAGAATCATTCTTGACTGTCTACCAATTCCAATAGCCATATCACTAAATGCTTCGCTTGTTGTTCTTCCAAATACTTTGGCTCTTGCTGTTGCTACCTCTAATAAAGGTACAATTTGATTTCTAGCAATTCCTAATGCTAAAGCACGATTTGCATTATTAACTAATTCTAAATCAGAAACCATACCTTTTGATGCTTTCCTCATCTCTTTAAGCATTATATCTGCTGTATCTCCTAATGCTAAATTAAATTGTTGAAATGCTCTTTCTGCATCAATTGCTGTTTTAACTGAAGCAATACCAAATCCAATTGCTGCTCCAGCTAAGGCCATATAACCAATACCTAACTTACTTAATGTTCCACCTAATTTACCTAAAGCAGATTTTTGTTTAGTTACATCTTTATCAAGTTTATTAAATTGTTTTGAATATTGGTCAATAGCTTTAATAATTATACTTACTGTTGCTCCACCTGCTGCACCGCTTAATATTCCCATTATCTTTTCCTCTTGTTCCTCTTAGCTTTTCTTACATCATCGTTGATAAGTCGGATAACAGTATCTTTCTCAAATATAGTTAAACTTCTAATATCTTCTAAAGTCCAACTCATCTCTTTAGCTAACCTTAAATCGTTTTTAAGATTACTTACTCTTCTGTCTCCGACTTCTGAAAATCTTTATTCCAACCATTAAGTTCATTAACTGCATCCATTATTGGACCACGTTCTTTTAATGTAAGTGTGTTATAATCTTCTTCTGACATGTTTGCACTTTTCTTTATTAGTGCAACTATACTATCTACTTTATTTTCTATCTTCTGCACTTCATCAAAATCTACCGCTAGCAATTCGTGAACTTCAAAGTTCTTATCACCAACTGTAATAGTTTTCTTTTCCATATATCCTCCTCTAATTTAGGTTAATCGGCTAATCCTAATAAGGATTAGCTGAACCAGCATAGTCTTTGCTATCATATGAAACTAAGTTACAAGACTTTGGTCTTATCTCTAATGTTGTTTCATTGATACCCTCCAACTCGCTAGGATTATCCATAGTGTTGATTACACAACCACTCATATAAATTATTGCATGTGCACTTCCAGTTGCTGTAACATCATGGTCTAATTCTAACTGTGAATTGAATACTGAACCATTCCTGAAGAACTCAAACAATCTCATCTGCATTGGCTGATCTGTATCCATTGTTACACTAAAAGTATAATCTCTGTTACCCATTATTGGTACTCCAATTGTTCTTGAACCATTCAAATAATGTACTCCTGCTACATTATTATTTACTTCAAATGTTGCTTCTTTTGCTGTATTAACTGTACTTCCAGCTATTGTAACTGTTGTATCGCTCCATACATATGGCCTTATAATGTTAGAACCAATAGTTGTTGTTGCTCCAGATGAATGTGTTAATTGCTGTGCTGTTAAAGCTACTTCAATTGATGCTTTCTCACCTTGTGCAAGTGTCAATGATGCTGTATTAATTGTACATCCTCTTATAGTTCTAATAAAGTTTGCTCCTGTTCCTGCTGTTTGTTTGCTATCTTCTAGTGTAAAGCTATATGGTGTTAGCATATCCTTACCTGTTCCAGATACAAATACATTCTGACAGTTTGAAGTTGCTACTTCTGTTCCTGTTAAAGTTCTTGTATTAGTTGTTACTGATTCATATGTTGAACCAATTGCGTGTGCTAATAAATTAACATCTTGTGGTTTATAAGTTAATGTTCCAGTTATATCATTTGGTCCTAGATTAAGTGCTTGTAAGTTTCTACTTGATGCACCTAAGTATCTATTCTCTAATAAATTTTCTGCATCATCAATACTTAATGATTGAACTTCTCCAACCCAAGTACATGCTCCTACACCTAATGCTGAAATACTCCCTGCGTATGTTCCACTCTCAAAAATATGGACTACTTTGTTTTGGTCTGCTAAATATCTACTCAAATTTTTTACCTCCCTTTGAATTTAGATTAAAATAATTTTTTAATAAAACGACTTTATCGTTTCTTACTGGTACTCTATCAATTGTTAATGCTTTAATAAATTCCTTCTCATCTTTAAATGCAAAGCCTAAATCCTTTGCTGTTTCCATTCCTATTCCTTTTATATCTGATAGTTTTTCATACCATAAGTCTTCAACTACTTTTACTATCTCTTTCTCTTTCAATCTCTCAGGTTCGTTCTCTTGAATCCAACCTATTTCATCTCTGTCTGCTATCTGAATTTACCTCCCATTTAAGATATATTGATGAATTTATATGTTGCTGTAATGATTTTACTATGTATTCCACCTTCGCCTTCCTCATCTACATTTATTGAACTTGTAACATTAAAGTCGTGTAAATCTGCTGCAATACTTCCTGTTGCAGTAGTAAACTGAATTACTCTTAACCTGTTTAAAACACTTTGATATAATTCATCTCGTTCTTTAACATTTCTTGCCCATACTCTAATCTCAAAAGTTAATTCCATATCCATAGCGTTAGTTTGCATACCTGTTCTTTGAGCATCTGCGTTTTCTAATTGAACTGTAATTAATGGGTATTGTGTTTTTCGTTGAGGATAAGAAGTCATAACAAATTTACTATCGCTATCTCTTGTTGATAATATTGGGTCAGTAATATTATTATCTAAATCGTTCTTTATAAAAAAGATACTATCTCTAACGAAAGTTGCACTTTCCACCATATTAAATTTATCCTCGCTTGGACACAAATTATTAGTTTATGTTATTTAAGTATTTTTGAAATGATGTATATACTAAATAGTTTTTATTTTATTGTTTATTAATTTAATAATTGTCTTTTTACTCTTTGCAGCAGTATTTCTAAAATGTTTTCTTGGTCCTGAATATAGTTTTGCTCTCATGCTTGTTCCATATTCCAACCATCTAGCATAAGGTGAATCTGTCCATACAACACCTCTTTTTTTTGTTATCTTTGATTTTACTGACTTTAAGAAATCTCCTTTATCAACTGATGGTCCAGTACTTCCATCTTTTCTTTTCCATTGGTCTTTTGCAATGCTTTTTTTAACTTCTCCTTCTAAGTATAATGTTGCATTGTTTAATCCTAATGCAGTTTTAATAGGTATCTTTAACTCTATTCTTTTTAAATATGCTTCAGCTTGTTTAGTATTAACTATTACTTTTAACATTACATTTCACCTATAAGCGAACCATTAGTTAATTTCCTTATATACAGCTTAGAAAATATATCTGTATTATAAACTGCCCAACTTGTAACTCCTTCAGGTATAATTGTATATTCTTCTGGAGTTGGACTTCCTAATCCTATCTTAATTATGTTTGTTGAGCCTAGTAAATTAGCTCCACTCATAAATAGTATCTTATCCTCATTACTTAGCTTACCTTGCTCCATTAACATGCTCTCAGCACTTGTTAAGCCTCTAACTGGTAATACTACTCCAGATGTCCAATAATTAGCTTGTAAGGTTAAGGTAACATCATCATCCCAAACACTACCTACTGTCTTATAAAAAGTTCTAACTCTTACTTGCATTCCACCTTTCTCTATAATGCTATTCAATCCATTTTGTAATACTGATGTTATGCTCATACTAATGTCTTCCTAATTTTTACTCCTCTGCCTACATACTTCAATGAACTCTCAGCCATATTTCTATATGCTTGTGCACTACTTGTTCCACCATCTGATATACTTAACTCTCCTAACTTTACATTGTCTCCACCTGTTTCTGCATCATCTGCTTCTAAGGCATTAGCCATTGAAAAATTAAGTATTGCGTTTTGGTATGCTTCTGGAATACTATCGCTAGCAATTCCTGTTCCAACAAAGTTTTGAACGTTTATTCTTGCTGATTCAGTAAGTGTAACTAATTGTCCAGATACAGCTACAGATAAATTAGTGAATGTACTTGCTACAACATAGGCAATACTACCAGTTGTTGATAAATTAT